ATGAAGGGTGCTGGCGCTGCGACCAAGGGCACGAAGTTCGTGTCTCAGATCAATCTTGAGAACAACAGCAAGTACCGGTCTGGCTGGTCTCCGTGAACTACAGTCAACTCTCAACGTTGATTCAGGATTACTGCGAAAGCACTGAACAGTCTTTCGTAGCGAATATCCCTACGTTTGTGCAGTTGGCTGAAGAGCGGATTTATAACTCAGTCCAGATTCCGGCGATTCGTAAGAACGTCACCGGCACGATGACGATTAACTTTCAGTATTTCTCGTTGCCGTCTGATTGGCTCTCTACGTTCTCGCTTGCGGTAATTGACCCGACTACGGGTGAGTACGAGTATCTACTGAACAAGGATGTGAACTTCATCCGCGCTTCGTACCCGCCGCCGAACTCGTATGGCAAGCCGCAGTATTACGCGATTTGGAACAACAGTAGCATGATTCTCGGGCCTACCCCCGATCTCGCGTACACGGCTGAACTGCACTATTACTACTACCCGCCCTCCATCGTCACGAGTTCAACTTCGTGGCTTGGCGATAACTTTGAGACGGTATTGCTGTATGGCTCGCTTAGGGAGGCATATACCTATCTCAAGGGCGAAGCCGACATGATGCAGTATTACGACCAGAAGTATCAGGAAGCCGTTGCTCAACTGAAGCGCCTTGGTGATGGTCTGGATCGTCAGGATGCGTACCGTTCTGGACAAGTTAGAGTGCCAGTAACATGAGTTTTGCAGGCGATATGGAACTTGGTCAGGTGTTTGTCCAGACCACGAGCAACCGGGGGTATACCCCGGAAGAGATTGCTGAACGGGCTACCACCCGCATTCTTCGTGTACAAACGGAGAAAGAACTAAACCGGGTACTTGTGAAGTACCTGCAAGAAGCGCAAGAGTCTGAACGGATGAATGCGCGTCGTATCCTTATTGAAAACGGATTCAGTGATGCTGCAAAGCATCTAGGAGATTGAGATGGCTATTTCTCAGGCAATGGTGACATCGTTCAAGGTCGAGATTCTGGACGGTATCCACAACTTCGGAACCGGTGTGATTCGGGCTTCGACGGCTGCGGATGTCTTCAAGATTGCGCTATATACGTCCTCCGCTACGCTCGGTGCTTCAACTACGGCGTATACCACTTCAAACGAAGTGTCTTCGTCCGGTACGAACTACGTGGCGGGTGGCAAGACGCTGACGATCTCGCAGGCTCCGACTTTTACGAGTACGACTGCTTGGCTCGACTTCGACGACATCACTTGGGACAGCGCCACGCTGACTTCCAACGGTGCGTTGATCTACAACGAGACCCAAGGCAACAAGGCTGTGGCAGTTCTGGCGTTTGGTGGCGATAAGACCTCGACGGCAGGTAACTTCACCATTCAGTTCCCGGCTGCGACTTCGACGACCGCGATCCTTCGTATCGCCTAATTAAGTTAGGCAAAGGGCCGTGGCAGGCGTCATAGTCGCCTTCGACGGTTGGAACGCTTCCGGTGTAGGCTGGGGCGAACAAGGTTGGGGCGAGGGGCATTCTGATGTTACCGCGACAGGTGCTGTCGGTTCGGTAGTCGTTGCCGCGTCTGCGATTGCCGTAGTTACGGGGGTTGAGGCTACAGGCCAGACCGGTACGGTTCTTGTCTTTGCGGCGGCAAATGTCCCCGTCACAGGCGTTGAGGCCACGGGCCAGACCGGCACCGTATTTGTCGTCACCGACCAAGTTATCTCCGTCACGGGCGTTGAGGCTACCGGCCAGTTAGGAGATGTCGTTGTTGCGGCCTCGGCAGTTGCGGTTGTTACCGGGGTTGAGGCTTCGGGGGCCGTTGGCACCGTATTCGTTGTCACGGATCAAGTCCTTGCCGTTACCGGCGTTCAGGCCACAGGGGCGGTCGGCACCGTCACCATCAATGCGGCGGCGAATGTCGTCGTTACGGGCGTAGCCGGTACAGGCGAAGTTGGTGATGTAGTTGTCGCTGCGGCAGCGCTGGCTGCTGTCACAGGCGTTCAGGCTGCTGGTGCCGTAGGCACGGTCTTTGTCGTCACTGATCAGGTTCTTGCTGTCACAGGCGTAGAAGCCACAGGGGCAGTCGGGACGGTCGAGGTTCTTCTTAGCATCGTAATACCGGTCACGGGCGTATCGGCAAGCGGTGCAGTCGGCACGGTTACTACATCCGCAGGGGCAAATGTTGTAGTCTCTGGGGTGGTTGGGACTGGCGTAATTGGTACAGTAAACATATGGAGCCAGATAAATACCAATCAGAACGCGAATTGGACTGACGTAGGCACTTCTCAAACGGCAAATTGGAACGAAATTAGTACGTCGCAGACCCCAAATTGGACACAGATTGCGGCGTGAGGTAATGACACATGGCTAGTACATACAGCACCAACCTTGCTATTGAACTGATCGGTACGGGCGACCAAGCAGGTTCTTGGGGTAATACCACGAACACCAACCTTGGAACCCTGATCGAACAGGCGATTTCAGGTTATGTCACCCAAGCCGTTTCCACGGGAACGGATACCACCATCACCATCCCGAACGGCGCGACCGGTGTCGCCCGTAACATGTACATTGAACTCACGGGTACGGGTGGCACGAACACCAACCTGATCGTCCCTGCCAACAAGAAACTTTACTTCATCTTCAACAACGCCTCCGGTGCGGTGACGGTGAAGGTCTCGGGCCAGACGGGTGTGTCAGTCCCTGCCGGTAAGAAAGTCGTGCTGGCGTCCAACGGCACGGATGCGGTTAACGCGCTCAACTACATCGCAGACTTCGGCAGCAACTCGGCCACCATCACGCAGTTGACTGCAACCTCGGCCACGATCACAAACCTGACGCTGACCAGCCTTGTCATCAGCAATCTGAGTATTGCTTCGGCTAACGTCACTACGCTGACGGCAGGATCGGCCACGATTACCACTCTTATCAGCACCAACCAAGCCACCATCGACGGACTGGCTGTCGGTCAGGGCGGGGGCAATGTTGCCAGTAATACGGCGGTGGGTGTTAGTGCGCTAACTGCAAATACGACTGGCGCACAAAATACGGCGATTGGCTATCAAGCAATCAAAACCAACAGCGCAAGCAATAACAATACTGCTGTTGGCTATCAAGCACTTGAAAATTCCACTACTGCAGGTAACACGGCTGTTGGTAACAGAGCGGCTAACAACGTAACGTCTGGCTCTAATGTCACCGCTGTTGGTGATCGTGCGTTATTCACAAATTCAACCGGCGCATTTAATGACGCATATGGCTATACGGCTTTGTACGCCAACACCACTGGTTCATATAACGTCGCGCTTGGAAATAACGCTCTCTTCTCCAACACCACCGCATCCAACAACACGGCTGTGGGATATCAAGCAGCGTATTACAATACCACCGGCGAATTAAACGATGCGTTTGGCTATCAAGCATTACGCGGCCAAAGCACGCTTTCCACGGGCAATTACAACACGGCTCTTGGTCGCCAGTCAATGTATTCAAATACCACTGGCACGCTTAACTTAGCGGTAGGTCAAGCGGCATTGTATTCCAACACTAGCGGCGCAAACAACGTCGCACTTGGAACGCAAGCACTTCTCTCCAACACCACCGCCTCCAACAACACGGCAGTCGGATATCAGGCCGCTTACTCAAACACGACTGGCACTGGAGGTGTATCACTTGGCTATCAGGCTGGCTATGCCAATACCACATCAGACTACAACACTGCCGTTGGAAATATTGCTTTAAGGTTCAACACGGGAGGCAGTAACTCTGCTGTTGGATATGCGGCTTTATATAACAATACCACAGGCGGCTCTAATACTGCGCTAGGGTTTCAATCTCTTGTCTCCAACACCACCGCTGGGGACAACACCGCAGTCGGTTATCAGTCGCTTTATACCAATACTACCGGAGCCTCTAACGCTGCTTTTGGTGTCCTAGCACTTAAATCAAACACTACGGCGAGTCAAAACTGCGCTTTTGGCAATAATGCTATGCGCGACAACACCACCGGCACGGCTAATTCCGCGTTTGGTGAAGGCGCGTTTATTCAAAGCACCACGGGTAGTTATAACACGGCAGTTGGTCGAATCAGTATGTTCAGCAACACTACTGGTGGAAACAACACGGCGGTTGGATATCAGTCACTTTACTTGAACACCACCGCCTCTAACAACGTTGCTGTCGGATATCAATCGGGTTTGAATAATACAACTGGCACGCTAAACGTATTTGTTGGAATGTATGCCGGATACAACAACAGCACCGATCAAGGCTCTACTTTGGTTGGTTACGCGGCTGGTTACACGGCCAACGCCGGAACCACATCGGCTGACAACACCTTTATTGGTTCTTACGCCGGATACAACGTAACCACCGGCTCCAAAAATACCTTCCTTGGTGGTTCGATTCAAAGCGGTGGCGCAGGCTACCTGATGACCTCCGGCAGCAAAAATACTATTGTTGGTCTATTTGATGGCAACAAGGGTGGCCTCGACATCCGCACGAGCAGCAACTACATCGTGCTGTCTGATGGGGATGGGAATCCGAGGGGGATTTTTAATAACAGTGGGGATTGGTTGGTTGGGACGACGAGTGCAACATCACGCACGGGAGTTACGGCAAAAATCGTTTCTAGTGCAGTGAGTTCACAAGACGCCATCTCTGCACAGATAAACAACAATTCGTATTTCACTCTTTGCAGTCACGTAACTACCACATCCGGCACTCGATATCACATCGGGTTTGGTGACGGAACAACTTGGGCAGAGCGTGGAACGATCAGCACAAACGGAACCGGAACTTCTTACAACACTGCTTCCGACTACCGGCTGAAAAACATTACCGGCCCTGTCACCAACAGCGGCGCATACATTGACTCGCTCAAGCCCGTGGAAGGCACTTGGAAGGCTGACGGTAGCGTGTTCGTCGGTTTGATCGCGCACGAAGCGCAGTCAGTGTCTCGCACTGCGGTTGCCACTGGCGAAAAAGATGGCGAGCGTATGCAGGCAATGGACTACAGCAACTCAGAATTTATCGCCAACATCATCGCTGAACTGCAATCCCTCCGCGCCCGTGTGGCGCAACTTGAAACCAAAGGAGCCTGAAAATGACGGAAGTCGAAACCCCCGTTACCCCCATCGAAACCCCGACCGCTGAAGAAATTGCCCGTCATTACAGCGCGGCGATGGATTCGGTAAACCTGTTGAACGCCGGTAAGCCGGAAGGCATGAAGGACGAGGACTGGGCGGATTGCGTGAAGCGCAACAAGGAACACCTCAGCATCATGCTTGCCAAGGACTACTGGACGAACGAAGACTTGAAGCCGCTACAGGATGCCGCCAAGTGATCAAACTAGACCTCGACATCAACGAAGTGAACTTCATCCTCTCGCTGCTCGGTGACTTGCCAAGCAAGACGGGGGCGTGGCCGCTGATGGTCAAGATCAAGGAACAGGCTGACCCGCAGGTGCCTGTGCCGGATGAAGTGAAGCAATGACCACCGTGCAAGAACTGGAAGTGACCGTAACCAGCCACATTGATGTCTGTTCGGTACGGTACGAAGCGATCCATGCGCGTTTAAAGCGTCTGGAGAGACTCGTGATCTCAGTCGGAGGCACGGTCATTCTGGTGCTGGTCGGTGCGTTGGGTTCCATGGCAATGATGCTGGTGGAGGCATTGCAAAAGTGACTGAGACGACCGACATCGAAATGTTCAAGGCGCAGGTGCGAGCCGAGTTGAACCGGCTTGAGGCGCAGTCTTCGGCAAAAGAAGTCGCAGGCAAAGCCATTGGCAAAGATGGCCTCAAGTACATCACGGTCATCGTGGTCATCGGTGTCGTTTCCAGTCTTGCTTTGGAAGGCGAGAAGATTGCGGCGGTAATGGGCCTATTGGGCGCGTCACTGACCGCGCTGATCTCCATGCTCAACAACATTGCCGGGGCTAACGAAAAGGAAGACAAGCCCGAGTTTGGCGTAATCAAAGAACTGATTAACAAACTGGATCGACTTGACCGCAAGGAAATGCCGATGCGTGTCGATGTCGAGGGCGACCATGTGACTGTCACGAAGGGCGATGATGTGGTGAGGGCAAGCAAATGATGACCATGATTAGCACCTTTCTCTCGTTCCTTGCGGGTGGACTGCCCAAAATTCTGCAAATCTTCCAAGACCGGCAGGACAAGAAGCATGAACTTGCTCTTGTCGCAGCCCAGAAAGAGCGTGAATTGGCCCTTGCAGAGCGTGGGTTTATCGCGCAGGCACGGGTTGAGGAAATCAAACTGGAGCAAATCCAGACGCAGACGGCTGCTGAGGAACGCCAAGCCCTGTACAACCACGACATTGAGATTGGCAAGGGCGCGAGTCAGTGGATGATTAACCTGCGAGCCAGCGTCCGTCCTGTTGTGACCTACATTTTCGTGCTGGAGTTGGTCGCGCTGAACATTGCCGGGGTGTGGTACGCATGGCATCAAGGGGTGCCGTTTGCGGCTGCAATGGCCGAAGTGTTTTCGGATGACGAAATGCTGATCCTAAGCAGCATTATTGCGTTTTGGTTTGGTACGCAGGCTTTTGGCAAGAAATGATTCACTTGTACATCGTTCTTATATGGGCGCTTGTAACCGGGAACGAGTCAAACATCGATGAGGCAGATTGGCAGTGAAAGTCAGCGCCGCAGCCATCGACATGATCAAGCACCACGAAGGGGTGAGGACTAAGCCTTACCGTTGTCCGGCGCTGTTGTGGACGGTGGGCGTGGGCCATGTGATTGATCCGACTCACGCGGCGGTGAAGTATGAGGAGCGCAAGAGTTTACCGGTACCCGCAGGCTGGGATCGCACCCTCACGATGGACGAGGTGGATCGGATTCTTTCTCAAGACCTTGGTCGGTTTGAGCGTGGTGTGGTTCGACTTTGCCCTGCTGCTGTTGGTCGTCAGGGAGTCTTCGATTCTCTCGTCAGTTTTGCCTTCAACGTGGGTCTTGGCAATCTCCAGCGTTCTTCCCTTCGGATGAAGACCAACCGGGGTGA